GATATCACTTAACTAAAATGGAAGGACTTATTAGAAAAATTGTGGTCGGAAGAGACCCTAAGGATGGTATGGCCTATTACGTAGGCATGAGGGCAGGTACTGGCAAGGTCGAAGCTATCTTGCTAGATGAAGAATTTCTTGTCAGATACAACAGGATGAGATATTTGGTGTATATTCGCAACAGCGAAGGGAACAATCTCTGGAAGACTATTCACGAGATGCCTTGCGTAATTGAATATGACTTAAATTTCTAATGCGTACCTACAACTTCTTTGTTGTAGAGATCGAAAAGACCACTCAGGACACAATGGTTACTGAAAGCGGTCTGGAGCTCTACATTGACACAAGGTTTAACGAGTTCGAGCACAGAACTCAAAGCGGCAAAGTCATAGCCGTACCATTTAAATACGATCACGGCGTAAAGGTTGGTGATGAGTTATACTTTCATCATCGTGTAGTCCTGCAAGAAGGTCAGGCGTTGACGGGATATGATAATCACTACTTGGTTTCCTATCACGAAAACGACGCACTTGAATGTCAGGCGATTGCCTACAAGTGTAAAGACACTGGTGAAATACATCCGTTGTCTTCTTGGCACCTTATCGAGCAGATTCAAGAGGAGCGAGATGAGAAGTCAGACTCTCTTGAGCTTGTTGAGTTTAAAAAGAAGCCGATCACAAAGGGAAAGATTTGCTTTGAGACTAAGTTTACGAAAGAGCTCAACGTAAAGCCTGGTGACACCGTTGTATTTATGAAGAATCACGACTATGATGTTCTTGTTGATGGCAAGCCATACGGTCGTGTTCCAACTCAAAGTTTGCTGTATGTCGAGGAAGAAGTTCACAACGATTGAAGCTGCCGAGCGCTTGATGCACTCTATGGAGGCTGCTATCAACAATATGATTGACGAGGTGAAAAAGCCTGTCGATCCAGATGTAAATGGAAGTGCAAGAAAGGCAGAGCTTACTGCTATCAAGCAGACAGCTACAGACGCAAAGGAATTGCTGGTAGAGCGCCAGCGTTTAGAACAAATGATCAAAGACCTAAAAAACAATGGAGGAATCGAAGAAGCCAAAGACTACTCAGGAGGATTCGCAGAAAGATACTCCAAGTAAATTCCCTTGGTGGCAAGACGAAGTATACATGAATAGACGCATGAACATCATTGGCCAAAACGGTAACGACGGAGTTCACTACTTCTGGGAGGATTCCTGGAACGACGAAAACGAAGACTAGCCGCGAGTATCCCCTCAAGCTTATACCTTGTAGAAAGGGTAACTGGTCACATGTGGGTTCAAGTCCCACCTTGCGGACATGCGCCTGTAGCTCAGTTGGATAGAGCATCTGCCTTCTAAGCAGACGGTCACAGGTTCGAATCCTGTCAGGCGTACAAAATTTAATACAATGGCTAAAATTCAAGTATCGAGTTACAAGAAGAAGCGTGTTCGTCGTAAAGGCATTCACGCCAAGACTAAGCAGTCTAAGAACAAAGGGTCTAGAAACTACAAGAAGCCTTACGCTTCTCAAGGCAGATAATTATGGCAGAATACATTTGTTCGTGCAAGAAAGCACACGAAGAAAGTAAGAGTGGCGTAACCATCAAGTTTGGTAATGACGGCGCTTATCACGACATAAAGTGTCCATGCGGTAAGTACATGGATTTGAAGAACCCAAAGTCTGGAGCTCCTAGCTTCAAGAGCAACAGGTATGGACAGGTGTTCTAATGAACTCTCTCGTCAAAATAGACGGGTACGATGAGCTGGCTGTCTCAATTTGCCCCAAGGGTACACAAGGTGAAGTTATCGAACTTGGTGGGCTACTCGTTGTTCTTCCCGCTCAGCCTCCCAAAAAGAAAATTGAGGGATATGGCAAAGCAAACGGGATGCAGATGTGGCAGAGGAGATCTATGCCAGAGGAGTTGTCTAGGATTCGCTCTATGGATGAGTGGAGCGAGATGCCTAGGGAGTTTCGACAAAAGTTTTCTCCGTACATCGAAGAGGAGTTTCGCCGTAGGCGTGAGGGCTTTTGGTTTTATAATGACGGTGTCCCTACATATATTACGGGGAGGCACTACATGATGCTCCAATGGACTAAGCTTGATATAGGTTATCCAAATTTCTTATCTTTCCAGCGTGAGATCTTTATCCACATGGCTGCGTGCGAAGCTGATCCTCGTTGTATCGGTCAGCTTTATACTAAGTGTCGCCGCTCTGGGTATACTAATATCTGTGCTTCTGTTCTTGTTGACGAAGCTACGCAGGTAAAAGAAAAACTTCTAGGTATACAGTCTAAGACTGGTAAGGACGCACAAGAAAACATTTTCATGAAGAAAGTGGTGCAGATGTT